GCTTCTCATAGTATCGCTTAGACCGAGCGCGCGCATTTGCCTTGATGATTTCGGGGTCAATGCCAGTCTTGGCCATCGTGGAATACTCCAGAGATTTAGAAAAAACCTTTTACAGCCTCATAAAAAGGAAGGCAATTCAATGATTATGGATCGCACGAATTTGTTCAGCGATGGACAAGCTATCACCGCGACCGCAGCCTCCACCAACGTCATTGACCTTGGTGTGGCGCGCGACATCGGCTTCGGGACGACCATCCCGCTGGCCGTTGCCGTGCCGCAGTCGTTCAACAACCTCACTTCGCTGACGATCAGCGTGCAGACCGACGACAACGCTGCGTTCTCGTCGCCGAATACCGTGTTCACTTCGCCCGCTTACACGCTGACGCAGATGGCATCGGGCGCTGAATATCTACTCCCGGAAGCGATTCCGGGTGGGACCAACGAGCGCTTCGTTCGCCTGCAATACACGGTTGCTGGCACCGCACCGACCGCTGGCAAAATCACCGCTGGCGTGGCTGCTGCCCGTCAGACGGCACGTCGATAAGGAGGGCTGACCAATGAGCGTTAAGCACTACACCAGCCCGTCGCCGACCACGGCTCCGGGTTACTACGTCCCTGCGGGGGAGGTTTTCGCCTTCTCCACCGAAATGGAAACCGAAGACGAAGACGGCAAGAAGACCAAGATCAAGCGGACGCCTAGCGATAGCTGGACCGAAGTGAAGCCTGCCGATGCGGCGGCTATGTCGGCACAGCAGGACCGCGTGCCGGATGATGCCAACTTGGAGGCTGCTGAAAAGGCGGCGCTTCAGGCGGTGGCTATCCTCAAGCACGTCGATATTCGCGAGCTGAAATCGAAGGACGACCTGATCACCGCGATCAAGGCGTCTTACGAGCCGAAGCTCTGATTTAGAGCAACAGGGATGGGGCTGGCTTTAGTGGCCGCCCCATTTCCATTGCGGGATAGGAGGCTGCTATCAGTATTGCCGTCATAACATCGCCCGCAAATGCGATTTCCAACCTTATCGATCTTGTCACTGAAATACGCGACGAGATGGATGATGATGCCTATCCGGCAGACAAGATTTATCGGGCCATCGGCCGCGCTGAAGCCGCGTTCAACCGCGAACTGCGCGTGCCCAAGATGGAAACCGAAGCCATCCTCGACATCACGACCGAGGAAACCGACCTTCCGAACGACTTCCTTCAGATGCGCCGTATCTATGCGGAGGGCTCACCCGATCAGCCGGTGACGACGCTTTCGCCTGGAACACTGCGCTCGACCTATCAGGGCGTGAGCGGAACGCCTGCTGCCTATGCGATCGAGAACCGCCGCATCATCGTGGGACCGGTCGGATCGTTTCAGGCGAAGGTGCTGTATTACGCGCGCATCCCGTCGCTGACGGAAGACAACCCGACGAACTGGCTGCTGGACGAGCATCCCGACGTTTATCTGCATTACGTCCTGTCGGTGCTGTTCAACAAGACGGGCGATAGTGAGCGTTCGGCGATGAACCTGTCGATCGCACGGGATCTGATGGCCTCAATCAATGACAGCGGCATGAAAAACCGCTGGGGTGCGGGGCCGCTTGTACCGACCGGGCTCAGGCAGGTTCGCGGCGCGCGTATCTAATTCTTCCAGTCGGTGGTGCGCAATTCGGCTTCCAAGTCAAGGTGCCGTCGCCGCTTCACAAAGTCTTCCATAAGTTTCGGGTCATGTCGGAGCGCGAAAATATCAGTGGTCATCTGCATCCACTGACGTTTCGCGTCTCGGTCAACAGGGCAGGACAGCAACCTGCCCACAGCACCATTCGCGTCAAATTCGATTTCAGCCATACACCACGGCTAGCACACTCAAGGCGAAAGGGCAAAGCGAATGAAGTATGCCTTGCCCGCCTTCCTGCCAGACCAGCTACCACGCGGTGATGTCCTCACAAGGGCGGAGAACGTCTATCCTGCGCGCAATGGGTATCGGGCGGCCCAAGGATTCATTTCCGTCTCTGACGCCCTTCCTGCGGCGTTCAAGGGCGGTTCCAGCTTCATTGCCTCCAACGGCACGGCATCGCTGCTTGTGGGCACCTCGAATGGCCTTGTAAAGCTATCGGGCGGGTCATGGGTTGATTTGCTGGTGGCCCTGTCCATTGGTGGGCGTTGGCGGTTCGCGCAATTCGGTGATTTCGCGGTCTGCGCGAACGGCGTGACCACGTATCAGGTCGATCTTGTGGGCTCCACGGCTTCGCAGATTACCGGCGCACCTAGTCTGGTGGACGTGGATGTGGTGGGCGATCATGTCGTGGGCACGCAGCCGAACGGCAACATCCTGCGGGTTCGCTGGTCGGCGTTCAACGATCACACGGGCTGGGCGGTTGGAACGAACCAGTCGGGCGAATGGACGGGCCTCGAAGGCGGCGAGGTCATGGGCGTTGTCGGAGGTGAATACGGGGTGATCCTCCAGCGCGAGCGGCTTGTCCGCATGTCGCGCACCGGGGATGCGGACGCGCCGTTCCAGTTTGACCCGTTCGGGCATAATTTCGGCTGCGCTTCCAAGGCCTCAATCGCACGGGCGGGTTCGTCGGTGTTCTATTTATCGGATCGCGGCTTCATGGCTTGCGAGAACGGGCAGGCACCGCGCCCCATCGGGGATCAGAAGTTCGATAAGAGCTTTCGCGATAGCTTGGGCGAGGATGATTTCGAGCGTTTGTGGTCGGTAATTGATCCGAAGAACACGCGCGTCATGTGGGGGATACCGGGCCAGATCGGAACGGTCTGGGTTTACGATTGGTCGCTGGATCAAGCTTCGACCCTTTCGCTGCCGTTCGATGGTCTGTTTGCAGGTTTCGAGAACAGCACCGACTTGGATTCACTGGCGGCGATCTACCCCGACCTCGACGCGATGCCAATTTCGCTTGACGATCCGCGCTGGAGTGGCGGGGCACCGCGATTCTATGTCGTGCAGAATGGGCAAATCGGTGTTCTCGTAGGCGCGAACATGGTGGCGCGCATTACGACCGGAGAATTTCCGCCCAACGGCGTGCGGACAACTCGTATGCGAGCGGTATGGCCGGACACGGATGCGATTACGGGTGTGACGTGTCAGGTGACGCAGGCCCAGCGGCGCGGGGACCGGGGGCAGGATCGAGCGGCAAGCAACATGCAGGCATCGGGCCGCATCCCGATTCAGGCGAACGGCAAGTATCTGACCTTCGATTGGACGATCGATAACCCGGATTGGACCTATATCGACGGGTTCGAGATCGAACAAAGCGCCGGGGGGCTGCGAAAGCAATGAGCTGGCCCAAGGTTCCGACAACATTCGGCACGGACGATTGGCCTCGCAAGATCGCGAATGCGGTGAACGATCTTCTTGGGCGCGCTGATGAACTGGAAAAGGCGACCAATTGGGCCGCTTTACAAGACTTTCCCGACGATGCGGCTGCGGCAACAGGCGGCGTAGCAGTGGGCCAGCTCTATCGGACTGGTTCAAGCTTGAAGGTGCGCGTCACATGATCCGCGAAGCATGGGAGGCTTACGAGCCCTTCCGCGAACAGTTTACGTCCCTCGCTCCTGACAAATACCCGCCCGAATACATCGACAGCTGCGTGATGATCGGCAGTTGGCGATGCTGGGGCACGGACGAAGCGGCGATACTGTTTGAACTCAAAAAGTACCCGTCTGGAATTACCGAAGTTTACGGGTGGGCGGCTGCGGGTGAATTGAACGCAATAAAAGAACTAATCTACGCCGTTGAGATTTGGGGACGCGCCAATGGAGCGCGTGCGGCGGAAATCGAAAGCCGTCCTGGTTGGTCGAAGGCTCTTGCAAGTGAGGGCTACGAAATAACGCAGGTTTGTATTAGAAAAGTGTTGGCCTAAAACGTGTCTTGGCCTAAAGTAAACGGGCCGCGACAGTGCGACTAACACTGCGCGACCCTAACCGAAACGAACATGGAGCGTTCGAGTGGCTGTGCACCCTTTGCCTGAAGCAGCAATGCTGCGTCAACTCTTTGAGTACGAACCCAAGACTGGTACCCTTGTTTGGCGTCCTCGCCACCAAGGCATGGCCAAGCCCGACGGCAGTCTAATCACTCATCGTGAGGCTGGCATTTTCAATACGCGTTTTGCTGGAACACCAGCTCTTGCCGTTGTCCAACCGAATGGAATGATGACCGGCAGTCTCTTCAGTCGAAAAATCTTTGCCCACGTCGTTATCTGGGCGTTGCACAACAAATGTTGGCCAGAACATGAGGTAGACCACATCGATGGCGACTGCCAAAACAACAGAATTGAAAATCTCCGGGCGGTAACCCCGTCGGAGAATCAAAGAAACAGAAGTAGGCCCAAGAACAATACTAGCGGTTGCGTAGGTGTATCATGGCATACCCGCGACAAAGTATGGCGCGCGTATATTGGTTCCGAAAAGGGAAATACAATTTCTCTCGGAAGTTTTGGCTCAAAATTTGAAGCGATCACTGCCCGAAAAAAGGCTGAGGCGCAGTACGGCTATCACCCAAACCACGGGAGAGCCGCTAACGGATAGGAGGCGACCATCGGACTCTCTAGCAAAAAAACGACCACGACGCAGAAAACAACCCCGATCTACGACAAGCAAATCATGGGTGCCGCGAACACGTTGCAGAACACCTATGCGGCACAGGCCCCCAAGGTTGCGGCGATGGCCGACCAGTTCGGCGGTGTGACGAACGACCTGCTGGCGCGCTATACGTCCGGCGATCCAACTGTCACCGCCGCGAACGATTACGTCCAGAACACGCTGGGCAGCGATCCGACGAACAACCCGTATCTCGAAAGCATGATTTCGCAGACGAACGATAACGTGCGGAACCAGCTACAGGCCAGCATGGGCACGCGCGGGCTGACGGGTTCCAGTGACTATTACGGGC